TGGAATCAGGCTATGGCTGAAGCTAGTAACAAAAGCTGGAAGGACGAGTGGCTTACTATATTAGTTAGTATACCACTTGTTCTAGCTTTTACAGGTCACGAAGAAGTAGTTATGAAAGGCTTTACTGCATTAGAAGCTATGCCAGACTTCTATAAGACAGCAGTAGGTGTAGTGTTCGCTGCATCGTTTGGTATTCAATCCATTAAGAATATGATGAAGAAATAATATGACTGATGAAACTAAGGCGGTTCCCAAGCGTAGGGGTAGACCACCTAAGAAAGCCATAGAAGCAAAGAAGAAACGAGGACAAGTAGGTAGACCAAAAGGTGATGCATCAGCTATAGCAGACTATAAAGCTAGACTATTAGCATCTCCTAAGTCTCGTAAGGTTCTTGACTCAATACTAAATGCAGCTCTTGATGATGACCATAAGAATCAAGCAGCCGCATGGAAGCTATTAGTTGATAGACTTATGCCATTATCATACTTTGATAAGGATAAGATGAATGGTGGTAAGTCCTCAGTAAACATTACGATTACTGGTGTTGGTGGTGATACTACTATTATTGGTGATAAAGAGCCTGATATTGAAGGTGAATATATTAACTTAAATCCAACGGATAATGAATAATGGGATTGTTAGAGAAACTTGCAAAGATGGCTGGCATACTATCAGATGATAATGCTAAAGAAGAGGCTGCTAAGATGTTACATGGTCAAAAGGCTGTAGATAAAGTAGAAGAGCTTGAAGGTGAATTAACTCCAGTACAAAGACGTATTGTTGAGTTAGAAGGTTATGTACCTACGGAGTATGAAGATACTAAAGGTATTGTAACTAAAGGTGTAGGTCAAACTGGTAACTATATGGATATGTCTTTTAAGGAAGTTGCTGAAATCCATGAAGACGTAGCTCGTAATTTAATTAATGACTATGACGAGTTACCTGTAGAGCTACAAGCAGAATTAGCACAGTTAGCTTATCGAGGTGATTTGCAACAAAGTAACGAGACAGTTGCATTATTTAATAAAGGTAAATACGAGGAAGCCTCTGTAGAGTTATTAAATAATAAGGAGTTTAAGAGCGAAGATACTCCAGAACATATTAAACAACGGTTACGTGATGCTTCTCGTGCTATGGCTATGTATGAACCAGAAGGTATTTCTGTAGCTTTGCGTGAAGATAAACTAAATTCTATGAGTGAATACGTAGTACAAAAGGGTGATACTGTATATTCAATAGCTAGGAAGTTTGATAAAACAGTGGCTGAAGTAGTAGATGATAATAAGATTAAAGATGTTACTAATCTACAGATAGGTCAAAAGATACTGGTTTGACAGACCTAAACATTAAACTGTTACCTTGGCAACAAAGTGTCTGGGACAGTAAAGCTAGATTTAAAGTAGTAGCAGCAGGTAGACGTACAGGTAAGTCTCGTTTAGCTGCATACTTACTTATATTCTATGGCTTACAAGTTAAGTCAGGGCATGTGTTCTATGTAGCTCCAACACAAGGACAGGCTCGTGACATTATGTGGCAAGCATTACTTGAGGTAGGACACCCAGTAATCAAAAGCAGTCACATCAACAACCTACAGATTACGCTTATCAATGGTGCAACCATATCATTGAAGGGTGCTGACAGACCAGAGACTATGCGTGGTGTGTCATTAAAGTACTTGGTAATGGACGAGTATGCTGACATGAAGCCTAGTGTATGGGAGCAAATCCTAAGACCAGCACTAGCTGACCAAAAAGGTGGTGCACTGTTTATTGGTACACCTATGGGTCGTAACCACTTCTATGAGTTGTATACGTACTCTACTGTAGGTAACGATAGTACATACGAAGGTTGGCATTTTACCTCGTATGATAACCCAATGCTAGACCCTGAAGAGATAGATATAGCTAAGAAGTCTATGTCTAGTTATGCATTTAGGCAAGAGTTTATGGCTTCCTTTGAGGCTATGGGTTCTGACATATTCAAGGAAGAGTGGATTAAAGTAGATGTAGATGAACCAGATATAGGGGATTACTACATAGCTATTGATATGGCTGGCTTTGAAGATGCTAATAAGAAGAAGTCTAAGAATAGTAAACTAGATAATACATCTATATCTATAGTTAAAGTAAATGAACAAGGTTGGTGGGTAGCTGAGATTATATACGGCAGATGGACATTTGAAGAAACTGCTGAGAAGATATTTGAAGCTGTAGATGACTACGAACCTGTAGCAGTAGGTATTGAGAAGGGTATATCAAGACAGGCAATCATGTCTCCATTAACAGATATGATGAAGAAGCGCAATAACTTCTTTCGTATTGAAGAATTAACTCATGGTAATAAGAAGAAGACTGATCGAGTAGTGGCAGCACTACAAGGTAGGTTTGAACACGGTGTTATAAGTATTAACCAAGGTGAATGGAATACTGAGTTCTTAGACCAACTATTTCAATTTCCTAACCCACAAGTACATGATGACTTAATTGATTCTTTAGCTTACATAGATCAGCTAGCTAAAGTTACATACTATTACGACTTTGAAGTTGATGACTTTGAGGTACTTGACCCAGTAGCAGGATATTAATATATGAATGATGATGATATTTATAGTGACCAGTCTTTAGAAAGCTGGGTAATTAACAAGTGCGATCAATGGCGTGACCATTATCAAACAAACTATGCAGAGACGCATGATGAATACTATCGTCTATGGCGTGGTATATGGGATAAGTCAGACTCTATGCGTGAGTCAGAACGCTCTCGTCTTATATCACCAGCTACACAACAGGCAGTAGAATCCTCAGTAGCAGAGATTGAAGAAGCTACGTTTGGTCGTGGTAAGTTCTTTGATATTAAAGATGACTTGCAAGACCCTGATCCAAACGATGTAGGTTTCTTACGTAATCAACTAGAAGAAGATATGCACTTTGCTAAGACTCGTAGTAGTGTAGCTGAGTGTCTTATTAATTCTGCTGTATTTGGTACAGGCATTGGTGAGCTAGTCTTAGAGGAAGTAACAGAGCTTGTACCTGCTACACAACCTGCACCTGAGCTTGGTATGACTGCAGTGGGTGTAATGAAAAAGCCTAGGTTCTTAGTTAAGCTAGACCCAATTATGCCACAAAACTTCTTAATTGACCCATTAGCTACTAACATTGATGACGCTCTTGGTGTAGCTATTGATAAGATGGTTCCTTATCATCAGGTTAAACAAGGTATTGATTCAGGTATTTATAAAGATGTAGAAGTAAGTAAAGATCCTTACGAGTATGACTTAGATGATGCAAGTAAGATTGATAACGTATACGATGATGATATGGTTCGTCTTACTAAGTACTATGGCTTAGTACCTACTGACTTATTAGAGACAGTAGATAAAGAGGGTGAAGTTACTGAGATAGTACCTGCAGATAAAGATCAAAGTTATACTGAAGTTATATTAGTAATAGCAAACCAGTCTACAATACTTAAAGCAGAGTTAAATCCGTATATGAAGAAAGACCGACCAGTGGTTGCTTTCTCTTGGGATTTAGTACCATTTAAGTTTTGGGGTCGTGGCATCTGTGAAAAGGCCTACAACAGCCAGAAAGCATTAGACACAGAGCTACGCGCACGTATTGATGCTTTGGCTCTTACAGTACACCCTATGATGGCTGTGGACGCTTCTCGTATGCCTCGTGGTTCTAAGTTAGATATACGAGCAGGTAAGACTATTCTTACAAATGGTAATCCAGCAGAAGTGCTACAACCATTTAAGTTTGGGCAATTAGACCAAGTAACATTTACGCAAGCACAACAACTACAACAAATGGTACAGCAAGCTACTGGAGCTATTGATAGTGCTGGTGTTCCTGCATCAATCAATGGCGAAGGTACAGCAGCAGGTACGTCAATGGCTCTAGGTGCAATCATCAAACGCCATAAGCGTACGTTGATTAACTTCCAAGAAAACTTCTTAATCCCATTTGTAGAGAAGGCTGCTTGTCGTTATATGCAGTTTGCTCCAGAGCTATATCCAGTTAAGGACTACAAGTTTGTAGCTACTAGTTCTTTAGGTATTGTTGCTCGTGAGTACGAGGTAACACAGCTAGTACAATTACTACAAACTATGTCTCCTGAATCTCCAATGTACCCAATGTTGGTAGAGTCTATTGTGGATAACATGGGCTTGTCTAATCGTGAAGCTATTATTGCCCAACTACGTCAGGTTAACCAACCTAATCCACAAGAGCAAGAGATTCAGCAAATGCGTTTGCAATTAGAGATGGCATCTGCTCAAGCACAAATTGAAAGTGTTAAGGCAGGTACTACTGAAACTATGTCAAGGGTTCAACAGAATCAAGTAGAAACTCAACTACTACCTGTAGAAGAAGAGACTAAACGAATCAAAGCATTAGCTCAAAGCATGGGTAAAGATGAGTTTGAACGCTTGGTAGAAATAGCTAAGCTTGACTTGAAAGAGAAAGAGCTTGATATGAAAGAAGAGGTTGTAAAGCTACAGATGTCTGGTATTAAATAAAGCTTTACATATACATTAAACTATGTTATACTAGTACCGTAAGGATAATACTACATGGAACATGAAGTAGAGAATTACTATAACGCTTACCTTGACTTGTTTCAACAAGAAGGTTGGGCACAATTTCAAGCAGATGTCAAGGCAGCTGCTGATGCAATTAATATACTTGCACTCCAAGACGCTAAAGAATTACACATAGCTCAAGGACAACTGCAAGTATTCAATAGACTTCTTAACTGGGAAGATGCCATAGCTAATAGTTATGAAACCATCTTAGCAGAAGAACAGCTAGGAGTCAATAATGTCTAAGATGTTATTTGACTTTTGCTGCAACAATAACCATACAACTGAACATTACGTAGACTCTAACATTAGAGAAGTGTTATGTCAAGTGTGTGGTCATACATCAACGCGGGTAATTTCTCCAATCTCGACAATCTTCAAAGGCACTGGGTTTCCAACTGCTGATGATAAGTGGGCTAGAGAGCACGAGAAAACCGCTTCTAAATAATAACAATTCCACAATACTTTTATAAGTACGGAGATAATTAAATGGCTAGAGTAGAAGAACCTCTTAGTGAACAAATGGATTTACAATTAGAGGATAACGAACAACTTGTCAGTATTGACGAGTTATCTGACAAACCAAAAGCTGCTGAACCTGTTCAGGCAACGGCTGATGTAGAAGAAGATAAACCAGAGGGACAACAAGAAGAGCAAGAACCTTCATTAGATATGCCTGATAAGTATCAAGGTAAATCTATAGAGCAGATTGTTCAGATGCATCAAGAAGCTGAAAAGCTTGTTGGTCGTCAAAGTTCTGAGGTTGGTGAGTTACGTAAGATTGTAGACGAGTTTATTAAGTCAAAGGCTGACGAAGCTAGTAACACAACAAGCCCCAACAATGAAGAGTCTGAAGTAGACTTCTTTGAAGACCCTAAGAAAGCTGTAACTAACGCTATCTCTAATAGCACAGAGATTAAGCAAATGCAAGAGCTTATTGCTAAACAACGGCAAAACGAAGTTCTTAATCTGCTTAGCCAGAAACACCCTGACTATATGCAAGTCATTGAAGACCCTGCATTTGGTGAGTGGGTTAAAGGTTCCAATGTGCGAGTAGAGCTATTACAACGAGCTGACTCTTATGACTTTGAAGCAGCAGACGAATTACTTTCATTCTGGAAAGAGAGAAAGGGTTCTGTGTCTAAAGCTAAAGATGTTAATAATAAGGATCGTGAACAACAGCGTAAGGCTGCAACTACTGGGGGTAAGGGTTCTGGTGAACCTATTTCAAGAAAGATTTACCGAAGAACGGACATAGTCAATTTAATTACAACTAACCCTGAGAAGTATTATGCCAACATTGATGAAATACAAAAGGCATATGAAGAAGGAAGGGTTAGGTAACTTACTTAACTTATAGAGGTATATACAAATGGCATTAGGTACTAACCATGTCACCAATACTACAGCGGCTACTTTTATCCCTGAAATTTGGTCTGACGAAATCATTGCTGCATACAAGAAGAACCTTGTATTAGCAAACCTTGTTAACAAGATGAACCATGTTGGTAAGAAAGGTGATACTATTCATATCCCTGCTCCTACTCGTGGCTCGGCTTCAGCTAAAGCAGCGTCTACTCAAGTTAACTTGATTGCTGCTACTGAATCTGAAGTACAGGTAACTATCGACAAGCACTACGAGTATTCTCGTTTGATTGAAGATATTACTGACGTTCAAGCACAACCTTCACTACGCCGCTTCTACACAGAAGATGCAGGTTATGCACTATCTAAGCAAGTAGACGATGACTTATTTACTCTTGCCAAGTCTTTTGGTGATGGTGATGGTTCGGACTACACTCACTCTAACAGCTTCTACATTGATGGCGCAAACGGCATTGCTGCTTATGCTGTCGATACAGTAGTTGCTAGTGACTTATTCACTGACCTTGCGTTTCGTGAATTAGTACAACAGTTAGATGACGCTGACGTTCCAATGGAAGGTCGTTTCTTAGTAATCCCTCCTAGTGTTCGTAACACTATTATGGGTATTGATCGCTACAATTCATCTGACTTTGTAGATGGTCGTGGTATTATGACTGGTCAAATTGGTAGCTTATACGGTATCGACATTTACGTATCTAGCAACTGCCCAGTTATTGAAACCGCTGCTGAAAACGCTGCTAATGGTGCTGTTAAAGGTGCTATTATGGGTCAGAAAGACGGTATGGTTCTTGCTGAGCAAATGGGTGTTCGTACTCAAACTCAATACAAGCAAGAGTACTTAGGTGACTTAATGACTGCTGATACACTGTATGGTGTTAAGACAGTTCGTCCTGAGTCTGGTTTGGTTATTGCTGTTCCTGCGTAATCTTACTAACTAATTGGAGGGGGTTACTTAGGTAGCCCCTTCTACCTTTACAGGAATAGATATGGACAATATAGACCCCGTAGAGTATGGGAAACTATTAGAGAAAGTAGAAGGTTTAGAAGAAAAGGTTGCCTCTATGGAGTCAGACCTAAAACAATTATTAGCTTTAGCCAATAAGTCAAGAGGTGCTTTCTGGGTGGGGCTTTCGGTAGCAAGCTTTGTAGGAGCTTTAGTTACTATTATATTTAGACGATTCTTAGGATAACTTATGGCTATATACAGAGGTATAGGTGGTGCTGGTGATTCTACTACAGACGCTACAATTACAGAGGTAACAGAGCAAGCTACTAATGCTGCAATATCTGCTGCTGAAGCTTTAACTTCCGCATCGAGTGCATCTACCTCTGCGACTTCAGCTACTAACTCGGCTTCCACTGCTACTACAAAAGCAAGTGCAGCAAGTACATCTGCAAGCAACGCTGCTACAAGCGAAACTAACGCTGCTACTAGTGCTACATCTGCTAGTACCAGTGCATCTAATGCTGCCTCATCAGCTAGTGCAGCAAGTACATCAGAAACTAATGCTGCTGCTAGTGAAAGTGCAGCATCAACTTCAGAAACAAATGCTGCTACATCAGAAACCAATGCAGCTACTTCAGAAACTAATGCAGCTAGTTCAGCTACTGCTGCTAGTACGTCTGCTTCTAATGCAGCGACTAGTGAATCTAATGCCAGTACCAGCGAAACTAATGCTGCTACATCAGCCACCAACGCGGCTACAAGTGAAACTAATGCTCAGACAGCAGCAGACACAGCTTTATCTGCTTTAGACAACTTTGATGACAGGTACTTAGGACAGAAAACATCTGACCCAACATTAGACAATGATGGTAATGCTTTAGTAGCTGGTGCTTTATACTTTAATACTACTGATGACGTAATGAAAGTATATGATGGGTCTGTATGGGTAGCCGCTTATGCTTCGTTATCAGGCACATTAGTAGCAGTCAATAACTTATCAGATGTAGCT